CGTACTACCTGAACGTTCAACTCCTGTTATTAAAATTGGGTTATTTCTCATTGTATATAATATTTATAATCCTCCCCCATAAATTCTTTCAACTTAGATAAATCTGCATCTTTAATACCTGTAAAACCGTTACCAAGTTTATGCCCTGTTCCTATACCACTCCGTCCAGGCATTCCTTTTATACCGATAGCTAATTGCAAATTGATAAATAAATTTACGGATTTACCTTGTTCCCGAGCCATCTTCCAAAACTCAACATCTATCCATTTATGGTGTAAACAATCATCAAACAAAGGTAAAGCATTAATTGAAAAACAGGTTTCAAATAAACTCGCATGACGCATTGCACTATTCCCATTCCTATGAATCTTATAAACCCTATTTTCAATGTTGTAATAAATTGAATTGGATTGACCAACAACATCATACCCTTTCAACTGTTTTAACATTTCCTCTAAATAGGTAGGTTTATAATAATCATCATCCTCAATAATAAATATTCCTTCAATCCAACTTTTAGGTAACGCTTTAATTATAGAAATCGCTGCTTTAAGATTTCTACCCTGTGTATTGTCTTTTTCTAACCATGCAGGTCTCGGATAACGTTTAAGTATGTTCCAATTATTACGAAAATTATCTTTTAATATTGCTGTGGTTTTAGGTAAACAATCATCAATAACAATCCATAATACACGTCCTGTATAAGTTTGTCGTTTCATCCATTCCATACATAGTTTGAATTGATGTGGACGACCTCCTGTTGGTGTAATAAGTACAATCATTTGAACATATTAAAAAGTTTCGTATTCCTTACGTCAACTAATTTTTCCTTTTCCCAAATCCAGTTTTTATCTTGTGCTGGTTTGTAATGGATTCCGTGTCCTTTGTTCTCACCTAATTCCCACGCTTTCTTTCTACGATTAAATGTTTCTTCCCTTTCTTGTGCAGGTTTACACATTCCATAATTAATAAGTAAACCATCACTAAAATGAACTCTTTTTGTATGTAAACGTAAAGCATCCGGTCCAAAGGAAAGGCTGTCATCATATTTAGCAACCATTTGTAAACGACGTCCTATGGTTACATAAAAGTAATTCTTATGGAAAGGTAACTTAAACTCTTCTCCGGTATTATATGCCGTACAATGATTTACTTCAATCATATTACAATTTTTACCTTCTGCTATTTTGATTTCATCAATAATACCTTTAGGGAAAAAATAGTAAATATCAATCCCACAATACAATACCCAATCAGGTTTAATTTTTTGAACAGCTTTGGTTAATTCAAAGTTTAATTTCTGTAACAAAAATGATTCGTTGGTATCAGTTCTTATGGTGGGTATTTTATTCTCCATTAACCACTCATAAGTTCCGTCAGTTGAAAAATTATCATTAATCAAAAGTTCACAACCCTGACTACGATAATATTCCACCATGTATGGAATATACTGTCTTTCATTATAACAATTTGATGCAACTAATATTTTCATCACATAAATTTTAACCAACTTGTGTCAACATAATTTTTGTCCGGTACACCAAGAACTTCATCTACAGCTTTTACCACCATATTTTCATAGGCTTTTGCGTAATCATGCCCTGCTAAAATACCACCTTTTTTGAGCACCTTTAAAGAACTTAAAATATCTTTTTTCACCCAATCGTATGTATGATCAGCATCAATGTAAATAAAATCAACCTCCGGTAACTGTCCTACGGCTTCTTCCATAGTCATTTTCAATTTGACTACATCATATTCTTTTACCTGTTCATCAAATATAGGTTCTGCAAATCTAATCCAAGTACCCGGGCACCACGTATCAACAGCATACAATTTCTTTACCTTACCTGATTCTAAAAATAATTTAGCACTATCGCCACGAAAACAACCAACTTCAATCATTGTAATTCCTTCAGGTAAATCGGCAATCAAAGAAAGTAAACCTTCCTTTAAAAGACCTTCCCTTGCCGGAATCATAACCTTTTCCTCATCTGACATAAATTCAATAGGCTTTTTACTTATCGGTTGTGGTGGTGCTGGTACAAATTTACGAGTACTCATATTATCCTTTAATTACTAATTGACCCAAATCATAACAACTTAATTTCTCAGAACAAAGTACAGAATCATAAACTGCTTGGGCTAATTCTTTATTTACTTTCCCAATGTTTTTTGATTCTCTTTCAATAGCATTTTCAATGTCCTCTACGGTATTCCAAGGAATACAATTTGGAAGTTTAAGAATATTATTTACTACTGAAATTCCACGTAATCCTAATTCAACAATTCCAAATCCACCACCAGCATAATTACATAACTGTAATCCAACAAATGTTTGAGCATAGGCTTCATCCCTCGGTCCATTACGCCATTCATTTGCGGGTATGGTATAATCAGCGACTAAAAACGGGTGTTTAGTTTTTACCTGTTCTAAAGTTTTGCTACCATAATATACAGGGCTATTCTTGTTCACATAACTGTAAACCTTACTGCCAAGTATTTGTGGATTTATTGTATCATTAATAGCCCACCGAATTAAAGAACAACCTAATCCTTGTTCTTCAAAATACGCTTTAATATTTGGATGTGGTGTGACATTGATGATTTTACTGTTCTTAAAAACACCTAAATCTCTCCACTTCTTTGAATCCAACCCTTCCCATTGAATTACTACAATAGAATGGTGTTCTAAGATAACCTTCAAATCATCTGTATTATAACAACCAAATACAACCAAAGGTTCATATTTATCATGCAATGGTTCTAACTTGTGCATTTCCAAAAACTGGAAAGCCCCCATTGAACTTGATTTATATCCTTGTTTAATTTTCATACTCGTAAAGCCTCTTTTAAGGACATTTTAGGAAATTCATTAATAGCACTTTCAGGATTAACATTTATAATTTGTATACCTAAACTTTTAGCATCCCTCGCAATAGCAGGGAAGCCTTGTAAGTGCTTCTGAAACGGCAGACTCCGAACGTTCTTCGGTTGCCCGTTTACATTGTACACACTATGAAAATGTTGTGAATTCGCCGTGTCTAAGCGCATATCAAAGCCTAACAAAAATATACGTTTCACCCCTGTATGGGCAGCCACACTTATTGCACACCCTCCACTATTCTTGTTCCAACTTACCGTTTGAGGTGTAGGTGATATTCCAGCAGGTCGAGTAGGATTCCTACTTAAATACTTCACCCAAGGAAATTTATCAGTTGATGGTGTGCAACTTAATTTAAGACCAGGGAATTGATACAAGGCTTCTTTATGTTGTACAAAGAAATTATTATCCCCAAAGAAAACCATATCCACCCACGGACCAAGCATATAAGCAACATTAATTCCTATAATATGCTTTTTATGAATAGATTCCATATATGGTGAATAAAGGGAGAGTGGTTTCTTTCCAATAACAACGTCATTAACCACTTCCGAAGGAATTTGAAATTCCTTAGTTATTGATGGACCACCCCCTATAATCCATACATCACCACCCTCCCATATTCTTGGAACCGTCCAATTCATTACAAGACGTTTAAAACTTTTTCAGCCTCATTAAGTTCCATTGGAGAATCGTTGAAAACTTTTCCTAATTTATCAACAATATTCCATTTTCCATCCTCTGTTTGTGAAAGAGAATAGTTTACAACCTTTTTAGGTTTCTTAAAAGGATCTTCCGGTAATGCATCTACCGGAACAATTAAATCACGAAATGCAGTTGGAATTTCTTCAACTGTTGCAGTAAAAACTTGCCCCGGTTTAATATACCGATTATTAAAAAGGAAAGAACCATGACCAACCTTTTTCCAACGAATTACAGTAGGTTTTGGTACTTCTTCCGCAATAGGTTCTTCCTGTAACTCCTTTAATTTCTCTTCTACCTCTTCCGGTAATTCCACCTTTGGTTCGAGTGGAACCATTACTTCCAACTGATCTGGTGTTTCTTCAATAGAATCAGATGCAGTCTTTTTTCTAACTCTTGTTGCCATGATAATTTTTGATTAAATTAAAAATTCACTTGATTAGTGAAAATAGATTAAACCAATCCAGCCGCCATGTGGATGATACCCGTCTTTCCATTGTAGTCGGAACGAATCTGCGGAACCTGAATTGTCAGGACTTTGTATTTGTGTACAAAGTTTCCTTCAGTTGACCATTGCACATTGGTAAGCCCCATTCCACGAACGATACGAACAACATCGGTGGTTGTCTGAACCAACAGCACGTTGCTTGAAGCCAAACGATCAATAACTTTAATGGCCTGAATACCTGCAATCTTCATAATCCTTTCACGGATCGTGGTTCCAGGAGTAGTAGTATCGTAGTCATTGTCCAAACGAGTTTCAAAGTTCGTCGGAATGTACAACACCCACGGACCATAGAAATAATTGTTAATCGAGGCCTGTTTCATGGCCAGAACGCTTTCCACAATCTTAGCCCCGGTAGTAGCAGTATTAGCCCAATCACCATAGGTGGTGAGGTTCACCAGTTCACGATCAGGATAATTAACAAGGCTATAAATAGAACCTCCACCAAACGAATAAGTGGTTTGGGTAAACAACATATCTTCACACTTTTCAGCAACCCTACGGGCAGCACGTTCAGCGGAAGTAGTATCAAGGGCATTACCTAAACTACGGCTTGCGGCCAATACACGGGCATTGATCTCATAATCCACATGGATAATCGGGATCGGCAAATAAGTCGTTCCAAACACAGGGCGGTCACCTTTTCCACGGGATACACCATCCATAGTCATTTCAGCTTCCATAGCATCGGAAACAGTATGCGATTCAAGTACCGTAGTACCCATCGCATTTCCGAGATTGTAAACCAAACCACGATTTACAAGGTCATTAAATCCGGTCAAACGCTGTTCGGCAATTCCAAGGATTGCAGAATCCAAACTCTGCCATTCTTCCCTACGAAGTACGGCTTCAGCATTAACCTGTACAGTATTGTAACTTTCAGGTTTCTTCGGGTCACCCCCCTTAAAAATCGAAACATAACTACCAAGTTTACCTTCAGTATCCAATGCAAGGTAAGGGCGTAATTTTGAAGGATTCAGTTGATTAGCCTGAAACTGAGCAGCAACTTCGCCTTGCGAATTGCCGTGCCCAATAAAATCCATATAAACATTAGGTTCCATAAACTTACCTCCTTTTTAATTAATCCTTACAATTACACGACCTGAAGGGTCTTCTCCGGTAGAACCTGACATATCAACCGCTTCAACAACTTGACCAATAGGATTGGTTGTACTGACTTTAAGTTTCCCATCGCCATTACTTGCAACCCAATTCCCAATTACAGCCGTTTCTCCATCGGCCAACAGAGCGTAAACCATATCCCCGTGACCGGGCAACCAGCACTGAACTCTTTCATCGGCAGCAAAATTGACATCAATTCCACGCCCCTGAAGTTCATCTTCGAGAGCAAACATTGCAAGTGCTACACCCGTAGATGTTGAATGAGGCTGTACCTTTCCGGCACTCGTTACTTCAATCAACATTCCCGGAGTAATAACACCAACTGCGGGATATTCTTCAATAACATCCGCATTCTTTTTAATCTTAATGGTGTGTTTCGCCATTTTTAAAACCTCCTTTATTAATTAGAATAATTTATTTTTACGGAAGAATGAGTGGAGCAACTTTTCCTTTTTCATCAAAGTTTCCACCATTTGCACGATTAATTGAATAATCAGGTTTTACAACCGATTTTTCAATTTTCTGCAACATCGCAAGAGACATTGCATTCAGTTCATCCTCTGTCCAAGTATCCTTTTCAGTATTAGCTTGAATAGTGGCAATTACAGCATCTTTTCTTTCCTTAAAAGTAGCAAGTCCAAGATTTACTTCGGCTCTTACATTTTCAGGAAGAACGTTCAGGTAATCGTCCAAACCTTTTGCATTAGTCTGAATCACTTTAACAGCATCTTCTACGGAAGGTAAGGTAACATTTACCTGCATATTTTTCGGAACAAGTTTATCCAACTTATCCTCGGTTAGTGCTTCCAACCATTCCCTATCTGTTTCGTCAAAATGAGTAGATTCATGTGCAATCAGTTCAGCGACCCTTTCTTTGCAAGGTTCACACATAACTTCTAATTTTTCATTGTTTACTTGAATATACTCAACATTACGTACAACCTTGACAGGCTCACCAACCCATTCGACCGTGCCATCGGCATTGATTTGATAAGTCTGTTTCAATAATTGTACATTAGATGTTTTCCAATAGTCCCCCTCTTTTACCCTTGTATGTAACCTAAATACGGCATACGTGTCAAAAACTTCCTCTATGTAGTATTCCGCTGAATCGGAATCTTTAGAGTAAAGACTTCCACGAACCTTTTCAAGACGTTCTTGCAAACCTTCTACTTGGGTAATTAATGTTGCTGAATAACCTTTTAAAGTAAGGTCTTTCAATAATTTGTCATTTACTTCCATTACATTTTCTTTACCTCCTTTGTTTTCGTTATTAACTCGCAAACCACAACCGTCTTTCACAGAACACGCACCAACTTCCCCGGGCAAGATAGCAAGATGGTCAGGTATGTGATTTCTGGCTATTTTTATATATGTTTCTCCATTCCATTCACCTTCAACTTCTTCATCATCGGTAAATACACCAATACTTACCTCTAATGTCTTACCTTCTTGTACGGCAAGTAAGGTTTCAGGCGAAATTGCAGTTAATCGTTGAACATCAAGATATGCTTTTGCAGTAAGTTTTTCATTTTTCATTACAGGGTCAGAAACAAACCCTACCTGATATTGTTCAGCAATACCATCAGTATTAACTGAAACATAGGAATCACCTACAAGTGGATGATGAATAGTAACAGGTATATCCTGCCAACTATTAGCACTCTTACCAAGTTCTTCTGCTGAATGATAAATTGCCCCACCGCTACCGTGATGAACACCTTCTACCATCATTACAACAGGTACGACCAAATATTGCTTATCTTCTAATAAAACCGTAGTCGGTTGATAAGCCATTTGAACCGTTTTATTAACTCCTATTTGTATAAGTACCTCTTCCATTTGTTTTCATTTTTAAACAAATATAATAATTTATTTGTTATCTACAACATTTACTTTAATTGGAAGTGCCATACAACGGCATTGTGGATGATAAGGAATCATTCCGGCAATTTGTTCCAAAGTGAATAACTTACCCTCCATCTCCACACAACGAGGGCAAACTTTTTCATCACCGGCAGTCAACCATTCTGCCATTACACGCACATTTTCTACCCCCCAAGTTTTGTATTCTTCAATATTTGCAGTATGATGAATACGGATAATCTCAGTACGAGCCATTATTTCAGCCCTACGTTTTGCAGGAATAAACCTACCTAAAATATCATTTATTCCTAATTGTTTTGCGTTCTTACCCGTAATAACAGAAATCAACTTTTGGGCTATTACCTTATTCGTATCACCCGTAATAACGCTTGACGATAGTACACGCCCTAATTGCTGTTTTAAAGCCTCGGTAATACCACGTAACTCGGTAGCCAAACGTTCTTTTAACAAAGCAATGTTTTTGGCGTGTTGTGGTAGCCTCATCAGGGCGTTTACATCGTCTATGCGTGGTACTTGATACCCTGCCTTAATTAACTCGTTCCTTGCCCGGATAAGCCCCTTACGGTACGCTTCCTCAACGTACTTATCCATCCAACTTGAATTAATATAATTGGCTAATTGGTTATCTAACCAAAGATTAAACGCACGAATTTGTTCAGCCCCAGCACCCGTACCAAAACCAAATGAATTATTCGTACTTACCGAACTACGTATAGCATTAACCAAATAATTGAAATAACGGTTACTACTACTTGCAAACCTATTCCGTAACGTTGTGGTATGAGTAGGATCATACCTGTAAGCGTTTATAGATAAAATACCTTCGGTATGTACGTGTAATTCACACATTTTTCTTAAATAAAGCCAATAATTTTTTGATTGATATTTTTATCTTTAACCCAATGTAACGATTTGTGTAACCCTTATTAGGTGTTTTTATTACAGTTGGAACAATAGAAACATCTTTCTTTTTAGGCATTTGTTTTCTTTAACGGAACATTCGCAATCGCTTGACTTACGTCAGCCTTGCCAAAAACCATAACAATGATATTCATCACCAAAGACAAGGCTTGTTCAAAACGTTCTTCAAACTCGTCTTGGGGAATATCAAACTCAGCTTTAAGTTCTTCCATCATTTGCTGGAAAGGTGCTTCCTGTGCATTTTTTACATCTTCAAAAATAAGATCAAGATTCTTAAAAATCCAAATCCACGCAGTTCCGGTATAAGAAATACCAATCCATTCGCCAACACTAATCTTTTTGTCGGCATACGCCTTCATAATGGTTTCGAAGGTGTTCAAAACTTTGCTCAACGCTTTTTTAAGATTTTCCATTTTGTTTCTCCTTTTCTTTTTTAGTAAATATTGATTTAAAAAACTCCGTTATATTTTTTCGTTCTCTTACCGCTTTATCAATTATTCCTGTTAATCCAACCGCAAGAATTAACTTTCCAATACCTTCTTCCGTTGGTGGGCTTATTGCGTTTGGAAATAAAGATATAAATGCTTCCCACAATAACATCATTATAACAGCCGATGTGGGGCGTGTTACTTGTTTCTGTATTTCTCTTGGTGTTGCCATTATTCATACCTCCTATAACCAAGTAATTCAGTACCGGGATATTTAGAAATCCGTACCTCGTCGGATTGATTGCCTCCCAAAACCCAAACATAGAAACCGTCATTCTTAACATAAAAACCAACGTGCCCTTGCCACCCCAAAGTACCACGTTTGAAAACGGCAATATCCCCAATTTCGGGAACCATAACTTTCTTACCCCAACCAAGCCAACTACGAGCAGCAAGATTTTTGGTAATAGGCAATCCAGCTTTCATAACACACCAATTTACAAAAGCAGAACACCAAGGCACTTCATCCTCTTTAATTTCAGGAAAACCAATTTCACTAAAATATTTTAGGATAACACTATTTTCACCACCACGACGTTCTTTTTCACCGTATTGGCTTAAAGCAATTTCCCAAGCGAGTTTTTGTTTCGTATTCATAATAATCCGTAATCACACATTAGTATAACAATAACAGCCACGTAAACAATTCCTATACAAGCAAAGAATATTTTCTCACGCTTTAACATTTCATTTTAATACTTTCTCCAGAAAGATTTCTACAATTATCATTATAATAGGTACAACAACATATACCCGTGTTTCAAGACGTATGAACTTCTCTTTCAAATCATCATACTTCTCTTGAAGTCTGTCATGTTTCTGACAATTCTCCTTGACTTTTTCTTCAAGGTTTTCCTGATCAGTACTCATCTCAATAGCCCACTCCTTCCATGTTTTAGGCGACTTGTCATCATTACTCATTTCTCCTTTGGTATTGTCATAGCTATGATCTGGCAGGGTTTGCTACCGATTACAGCCATGTGTTTCACTCCTTTAGGTATCACCTTCATTCCCTTCTCCTCTATCTTCACCTGTGAACCATCCTCCATAATCAATAACATCTGTCCTTCCAAGCAAACTATAACTTCAATAGATTCTTCCCCATGTGAATGCCAGGAAACTTCTGTTTCTCTTGAGAACTTCGTATGAAATATCTCACAATTACGATGATCCAATAAGTTAAATGACATCATCTTCCCCTTTAATACCTCCCATTCTACAATCCCATGAAAGTCATTAGGCTCTGCCAATAACATCAGACTTGCTGGTACGTCTGGTAGATGTTTAAGTCTTTCTCTTATGTCTTCTTCTGTTACACACATAATTCTATATTTTATTTTAGTTCAACCTATACCCACAGGTATAACCACCCTTGTATATGTATTAGTTACGGCAGATGTGTATGCTCTGATTATGCTCATAATCGTTTATTTCTTTATTTGACTAACTCTACGCACTCCACTAATAGGATTAGGATTCTGAGCTTTACCTTTATCATCAGTAGCAGGTTTTCGTGCTTCATCACCATCCGTAGGCATTCCCATTATTTCCTCCTCATCCTTTGTCAATTCTTCTTCTTCTTCAATGGCTCGTTTACGATTAGTAATAATTTCTTCAATCTGTACCTCATCAAAGTTAATAAAATGCTTTAAGAACAAATCAAGTGTTACATACTCTTCTATTGAACCCATTGAAAATTCTTTCATAGCCAAAGCCCTCGTATGGCCAATATCCACCTTTTCCTTATCCGAGAGACTAAACAACTTATCCCATCTGACCATATATGGGTTTGAGGGCTTTGGCAGTACACCTATCTCGATGCACTTATCTATGAAAGGACGAAGAATATTTGGCTCGTTCTGTTCTTCCCTACGTGAAGTTACGTAAGAAATCCATTCCAATTTGTCTTGTGCAGAACTTAATTCTCCACGCTCAGAACCTGTAAGTATTCGTTTTGGGATACCTGTTACGGCCGAAATCATCTGCATTTGTGCATCAACATGACTCAACGGGTCGGCTATCTGTTGTGCCAAAGCATCATATTTCACACCTTCATTGATAAGGATACGCCTTAAATTATTCTCAAATTCATCAATCTGAGTTTTTAAATCAGATAACATTTCAGGAGTCATCTGATAATCCGGTGAAACCTCACCCGTGTATCCAGGTCTTGCTCCACGCCAGAACATTTCAGCATCACCGCCAATCAACTTTTCCAAGTCTATCAACCGATTATAAACCGCTTGTAATCGTGGGGTTCCATAAACTTCATCATCAATAGGCTCTTCCAACAAATGTACAATACGTGAATAATGTACCTTAACAGTTTTAGTATTTTCACCACTACGAATCATCACATTATAAATCAACGGTAATCCGTATCGTTCACTACTTGCATTTTCCTCAAATGCGGCTATCTGTGCTGTCTGTTCCGACAAGGCTTTGACATACAATAATTTTAACCCGTCTTTTTTCTGTACAGGTTTTATAAGATTTTCAGTATTTGTTGTATCATTAAGTCCAAGAAACAATACAGAATAACGACCAATACCTGTAAGTTTATCAGCACGGATAAAAATTGACTTTAATTTTAATCGTGTGTAAATATTAGCCCAAGCCTTTTCAAAAGGTGTTAATGAATCTTCTACTGTTTCAATAACATCAATATCACCTTTCCAAGACGCTTTCACAGGACGGTCAATAATAGCCTTGGCAATATCCTGTCGTCCGTACCTTGCCCAATAATTTTGCCAAGTAATTTCTTTTGGATAACCTAATGCTTTATAAATATCACGACTACCATCATAAGAATCAAGTCCAAGATTTGAAAAAAACTGAAATCTGCCAAGTACTTCTGAAAATACCTGTACTTTACGCATCAATTCTTGTTGTTCGTTTTTCTGTTCCATTAAGTTATCCTCCTTGCATCCTTTTTACGAATTAAAAAGTTGAAAGCCCCACTACTTGCATCAACCTGATCTTTGTACGTGGAATTTGGGAAAAGTTCAAATTCCTCTTTATACAACTTATTCCAATCGGCTACACGTAACATCACGTTACCGTTATTTACCTGTACACTTAACGGGTCGGCACGTAAGGCTTTATCTCCGGTAGGCCTGTCACGTTCTACCAACCAACCGGCAAGGTTACGTATCGTGTTCTCGGCACTTTCTTTGCCACCGCTTCCCGGTTCCTGTTCTACGACTACGTGTACCTTCTTACCGTCGGCTTCGGCAGTTTGCTGTATGATTCTCTCACGATGCTCGGAACTCCACCGTCCACGCTTTACATCTTCTACGATAAACATACCGCTCTTTAAACGGCTCATCTTCACACCTGCCGTGTATGCCCCTGTTCCACCTGCCGTACCTGCCTTATCCCAATACCTGACGGTACGTACAACGTCCGCTTCCGTAAATATCTGCGATACCATCTGGAAACTCTCTACTTTGAACATACCACCACCGGGGGGTGACGGATTCTGCCCTATCTGCCCTGCATACCCATACTGCCCCAAGTCCGCTTCAAGTTCCTTTAAAACAGCCCAAGGCATCCGGTTTACGTCAAACATTCCGTCAATATAATATTTAAGCAGTTCTTTTGGCTTTACGTATTTGGCAAAATGTTCTATTTCCCCCGGAATACAGATATGACGCAAATTATCCTTTTGCTTTTCCAACAAGTGACCCGACGGATCGTTTTGGTGAAGACGTTGCATAATCCCAATCGTAACAGAAATATCCTTATTGGTCTTACGTGTTGAAAGCGTTTGGTCAATCCAATGGTTTGCTATCTCCAATTCCTTATCCGAGGAAGCCTGTTGCGGATTCAAAGCGTCGTCCCATATAATAATGTCGGCGTGGAAACCTGTCAACGTACCGCCTACCGAAGTCGTGTAACGATTTCCTCCGGGACGTTCACGGGTATGGTATTCCGATATTTTACTTTTTTCCTTACGTACAATCTTGTAATTCGCCTTTGTATCCTTGTCGGCTTTAATATCAAGTTCGGGGTAAAGTTCCTTGAATCGTGCGGATTTAATAAGGTCACGGCTATATTCGGCGGATTCCAAAGAAAGTGTAGCCGAATACGATGCGGTAATAAACCGCATCCAATACCACTTGGTCCAACACCATACGGGAAATATAATACTACATAACAACGTTTTGGTAGAACCCGGAGGCACGTTAATCAATAAATCATATTTTTTACGTTCTTTATTACCTACACGCTGGGCTATTGCTTCAAGTTCGTGACACAAATACTCAATATGCCAATTCGGTACAAACGGTTGGGTAGTGACTTCGGGCCACGCCCATTGCAGGAAATGAAACAACGAACGATTATTTAATTCTTTTTGTAACGCCAACGGGTTATTCAAAACACGGGCAATTTTGGCCTGATCAATTTCAACCGGCTTGTTTATATCCCTTGGCCCTACCAAACGACGTTTACGTACTTGTTCAGCTACTGTGTCAATCATTTTGTTCTTCGTATTCGGCTTGTTCAACCTTATTAATACTACGGCGTTTTTCGCTTAACTTATTAAGCATTTCAAGTTCTTCGACCGAAAATTCCGTTAAATCCAGATTATGATCCACGTTAAACTTCGCTTCAATCTTAATACGATCACTCCACCGTTCGGGTTGACGGGCCTGTAACCACTTTACGGCTGCCGTAACATTGGGTGGAAGTTGTTCTTCGGTTTCAACAATCAAAGGTTCGGTCCATTCTTTAATAACCCTGCCCCGTTTATCGTATTCCTTTACACGGTTGGTCAAAACGGTTTTCTTTTTACACTTGTAACCAATGGCGGCTTGATAAAGTGAATGAGCCACACGTGCGTCGGCTTCTTCCTTGCCCTTGCGAATGGCTTCCTCGAACGACGGATGCTTATTGCGCCAATTCAGTATAACCTTAGTGTTCACGTGCAGAACCTGACCCATCTGTTCTTCGGTCAATCCTAACAAAGCCAAAAAGAAAATCATTCTGTCATACCTCGACTTATATGTAGGGTCAAGATTCTTCTGCTTGGTGGCAGGTAAAAAACTCGGTTCTGGTAATCGTATGGTTCGACTACGTGTCATAATTCATTAAGTTTTAAAACAAACATAAAAATATACAATTTATAGTAACCCGTAGGGTTACGCCAAATATTTTCCCATTCCATGACTACATCGAACAACCTGTCTCATCAACCATTCCAATACAAATTAAATTTTCTATTTAATGGGCACTTAATTATGAGTTATTAAATCCTGTGAAATCTTCATAAAATATTTTCATATTTTTATTCATACCCCTATTTATGAATAATTCTATAAAAACCATATTCACTTACAGTTTTTAACTCTGGCTATTGATTACTACTTTTAATTTAATACTTATCAACATAATTCATTTACAATCCGTAACCTACCAAACATATTAATACTTAAAGAATATCTATATGAATGTCAAATTCTACTAATTCCTTAAAAAAATTTTTAGAATTTTATTATGAATCTATAAAATCAATAAAAAATCATACAATAATCTATGAAAAATATAAATGAATACCATTCCTAAATACTATATATACCCTTATTAATAAGTATGGAAGTATTCTTTAAAATAATGAATATGTCAAATTCTATGAAAAGTGTGAAAAATAGTTATGATTTTAGTTGGGAAGCCTGTAAATGTTGGGTTCTACAAAAAGTATGAAAAAATGATTATGAT